TTATGCGACACTGTAAACCTCTTTGGCGCGGGTCGTGAACGCCTGAACCATATTCGAGGCCAGCTCTTTAAAGATGCGGCCAAACGCCAGCTCAATCAGTTTATTGGTAAACTCAAAGTCCAGCTGGAACTCGATGCGACAGGCATCAGCGCTGAGGGGGGTAAACTTCCAGCCACCCATCAGGGTTTTAAACGGACCATCTACCAGATGCATCAAAATACTCTGATTGCTCGTCAGCGTATTGCGGGTGGTGAACGTCTTGCTGATCCCCGCTTTGGAGACATCGACCGCTGCCGTCATCTGCGTCGGGCCAGACTCCAGCACTCGGCTCCCGGTACATCCCGGAATAAACTCTGGATAAGACTGAACGTCGTTCACTAACTGATACATTTGTTCCGCGCTGTATGGAACAAGCGCAGTACGGCTAATCTGAGGCATAGCATTTCCCATGGTCACACAACCGACAAATAATAACATTTATCACCTGTTAAAAAAACGCTAAGCCTCATCTCGTGCTAATATAGCGCGTTAGACCTCACAGGACGCAATGAGGTGACTTTTTGAAATCAGATTACCGATGGCTTTACGATACTTATGACGAAGAAAAAAGCACATAAACCAGGCTCGGCGACCATTGCGCTCAACAAGCGTGCTCGCCACGAGTATTTTATTGAAGAAGAATTCGAAGCTGGCATTGCATTGCAGGGCTGGGAAGTAAAATCGCTGCGCGCCGGGAAAGCCAATATCGGTGATAGTTACGTTATCCTGAAAGATGGCGAAGCCTTCCTGTTCGGTGCCAACTTCACGCCGCTGACCGTCGCCTCGTCACACTACGTGTGTGACCCAACGCGTACCCGTAAGCTGCTGCTGAACAAGCGTGAACTGGAGTCCCTTTATGGGCGCATTAACCGTGAAGGCTTCACTGTGGTTGCCCTGTCGCTGTACTGGAAAAATGCCTGGTGCAAAGTGAAAGTTGGCGTCGCGAAGGGTAAAAAACAGCACGACAAACGTACCGATCTGAAAGAGCGCGAATGGCAGCTCGACAAAGCACGTATTATGAAAAACGCAGGACGTTGATTCTGCGCACTTATTGTACTATTCAATAAGTTAGCGTTCCGGGCTGGTATCCAGGATGTAAAATCTGGTATACTCAGTTCAACACTATTGGGGCTGATTCTGGATTCGACGGGATTTGCGAAACCCAAGGTGCATGCCGAGGGGCGGTTTGCCTCGTAAAAAGCCGCAAAAAAATAGTCGCAAACGACGAAAACTACGCTTTAGCAGCTTAATAACCTGCTCTGAGCCCTCTCTCCCTAGCTTCCGCTCTTAAGACGGGGATTCAAGAGAGGTCAAACCCAAAAGAGATCGCGTGGAAGCCCTGCCTGGGGTTGAAGCGTTAAAACTAATCAGGCTAGTACGTTAGTGGCGTGTTTGTTCGCAGCTGGCGTGCGAATGTAAAGACAAACTAAGCATGTAGTACCGAGGATGTAGAAATTTCGGACGCGGGTTCAACTCCCGCCAGCTCCACCACTTTTGATAGGACTGCAACCGGACAGCGGCAATAAAAACAGCCACTTACGGACACTGACCAGACAGTGCGCAGACAGAGAAAAGACAAAAATATGCACGTGAAATGCACGTGCACTTTAAAAGAACCCCAGATCTCACGGTCTGGGGTTTTTCTATTTGTAACTAAGGGTAACAAAAACCCCTCACCCTTTCGCGCTTCGCTCTCCTTGACACTGTTTATTTTTACAGTAAAAATACTGTATGCAATCACAGTGGTTTTCCGGAGGCTTATATGTTCGTTGAACTGGTTTATGACAAGCGTAATGTTGAAGGGCTCCAAGGGGCCAGAGAGATCATCCTGGCTGAACTAACGAAGCGGGTGCACCAGATTTTTCCTGATGCCGAAGTGAAGGTAAAGCCGATGCAGGCGAACGCCTTAAACAGCAACGCCAGCAAAAGCGATCGGGAAAAGCTGAACCGCATGCTGGAGGAAATGTTTGAAGACGCAAATATGTGGCTGGTGAATGATTAGCAAAGCCCGTGTTCGCTTCGTGCATACCTTCAACTACGCAGACATGCACCACTACCCATCGTACTTTTCCGATATTGAACGGCACTTCATCTTAGTGGCGTTAAATAATAAGCACTTTTACTACTCACTGTTTTTGCGGTCACTCCAATAGATGCCCTTTTCAGTGCCGCATTAAATGCAACTAACGTTACCGGGCTTGGAGTTGTCTTGGTACGATGTGAATGGCTCTGAAACAAAAACACATCTTCAGGATACTTCTCCCTGCGGGAGTGGAGAATTCTTTTAACTCCTGGCTTAAGAGCAATGCATCTTCCCCTCAGTCCTTTTGTGGCTGAAAGAACAAGAATATCATGGCTCACATCATCAAACTTTGCCCCAAGAAGCTGTCCGGGCTTAGCCTGACTCAGATACAACATTGCCCAGAGATCTGACCATGTATCAGAAATATTCTCAAGATTCCGCTTGATAGCAATAAATTCAACTACGGTAAGCCCCCACACATCTCTCATCATTCCTTTCAGTAGATCCTCTTGTTACATGAAGCTTATGTACAAACAGAATCTTCATGGTTGTAACATTCAATATTCGAATTACCGAACAGTGCCCAGCAACCGTAGCTCATTTTTACATATGGCTGTCCGAAACATCAAACATCCTGCTCTCATACTAAGAATTTTTTGTTCTGAACGTTTGCAGTTCCGTATTGTCTAAATGAAAAGTTCATAAAAAAGGTTCAACATGGCAACGTTTATAATCGCAAGTACCGTAGTTGTTGCTCTTGGCTTGATAGTATTGAGCCTGATCAAAATTGGCATAAGCACATCGAATAACCCGGATGAATTTTAATGTGTTGAAGTTCGTGTAACGTCTTTATTTACTGGGAATTTTTTATATAGAGTACAAACGGCCACATCGTAAATGATCGCCACCTGCTTCCGATCCACTCCGTTTGCGATCAACCTGCCAGCCTGAGCCCATTGCTCAGGTGTCAATTTTGGCCGCCTCCCACCGATTCGCCCTTTCTCACGGGCTGCGGCCAACCCAGCCCGAGTGCGCTCCACTATCAACTCCCTCTCCATTTCAGCCAGAGCTGACATTATGTGGAAAATGAAACGCCCCATTGGGCTGGAAGTGTCGATGCTGTCAGTAAGGCTTTTGAAGTGAATGCCGCGCTGCCGGAGTTCGTCGACCAGCAGTACCAGGTTCCGCATGCTTCGCCCAAGGCGATCCAACTTCCACACCACAAGCGTGTCGCCCTCATTCAGCGTTCGAAGAAGCTTTTTAAGCGCTGGCCGGTTCGCTACTGTTCCGCTCATTTATTCCTCAAAAACCTGTTCACATCCTGCGCGTTCGAGAGCTTGTCGCTGAAGATCTGTGTTTTGGTCATTTGTTGACACCCTTACGTAGCCAATTTGCATATAAATCACCCAACATTTTTTACAAAAAAAATCAGGTGAAGTTATCGGCATGGCTGCCACAGGGCAATCTATAAAACGTCGGTTTGGGAACATCTGCGACGAGGGACGCATATAGCACTTCAGGAAAAATACTCTCAGAGAATGATTTCGGAGTTGGAGCTATATCTACGGCAGAGGACGCCAGGCATGATAGCTTTGGGTATACGGCTTTTGTGAGGATTGCATCTGGTTCGAACAATGGATTTGTTACTCAGAATGGGGCATTGGGGTATAGAATTTCACGCGGAGCAGATAATAAAGTTGTAAATGTATGGGATGCGTCTACCAACGAAGTTTACTTCCGCAAAATGATGAATGCGACTTATGGCAACTGGTATAAATACTATACCTCAGCTAATACAACCACTACATCAGATGGTACTCTCAAAGCAGCTTCTCCTGTTGCACGTATTGTGAAAAGCCAAGCGGAATGTCAGCGGACTGATATCGACGAATCAGGCTTTGTTTGGTGCGGCTGCGGTACGGCGAACGCCGAGGCGGAGGGAATAACCCTTTCTCGCCTCGATGTGGGAATTTATGCACTGACCGGTTCGGCAGGCCTGGCGTCAGAGGGATGGCAGCTCCTCCCTCCAATGGACCCGGGAGGCATGGGAGAACTGGGTGTGGTTGAGGGCGAGCAAACCGAAAGCGGCGGACTTACTATCCGCCTGTTCAAGCGAAGATATCTGCTGAGCGATGACGGGGAGATCGTCAAAACGAAAGGGGAACCAATGGACGTGCCGGTGAACAGTTGGATCGATGTTCGCCTGGATATGCCTTTAATCAGCGGATGAGTCAGGAACTTCAGCCATAGCCGCACGCTGATTCCAGATACTGTTTTGCGGCATCTCTACACGGACACTGATAAACTGATCGGCCGGAATATCGGCCGGGTCTCCATCCGCGTAACCTTCCCGTGAGTTCCTCGCAAATGCCGGCGCTGTCGGGTATTCCCGGTGAAAAGTTCTTACCAGCACCGACCCGTCGGCATTAACCTCATAGTCCAGCCAGATCAGGGCCTGCCCGTTGCGATCTTCAGGGATATCGAACCCGCCATCAATACCACCCCACGCAGCATCAGAGTTCATCCCCATGCAGCCCTCGATCAGATACACCCCAACTTTCACGCGGGTTACAGTGCAGCCCTCAGATTCATCGTTAGTCTGGTATGTTCCATCTGAAAATACTTTGATCACCGGTGATGCAACTTTAAGCGTTCCATCACTGGCTTTCGTGGTGTTCTGCGTCGAATAAAGGGTGTGCGTCGTTGAGAACCCGACGTTAGTATTGCCCTGAATTGTACCGTTGCCCTGACGATACTTCAGTCCCTGAGAGGTTGACGCAAGCTGCCACGACACATAGCCACCACCTGACGGATCATGCCACCCACGTAGTGTTAGCATACCCGTGTATGTATCTACTCCGCTTCCTCCTCCCCACGCATTACCACCGGACTGAATCCCGAAGGTCATGCCGAGAGGATATTGGGCTATAGAGTCATAAGAGGCGAGACTGCGGTAATCCCGATGAACCTGGGTCATGACAGCAGCTCCGTTCAGATACGCGGAACCTGGGGAAAACTGACTTTCAACGTCTCGTGTAGCGCTGTTTCCCAAACCGACCTTTATTCACCCGCATCAGCAGTCATTGCCAGTTCTGCGGCTCTTAGTTTTTGGTTGTATAAAGAATCAACAGGCATTTCGACGCGAACGGAAACAAACTGGTCGCGGGGAATATCAACTGGATCACCATTGCTTACGCCGTCCAGTTCGTTCCTGGCGAACTCAGGCGCGCCAGGATGCGTGCGGTGATATGTTTTCACTAACACCGCACCGTCAGCGTGAACCTCATAATCGAGCCAGATTAGGGCCTGCCCATTGCGATCTTTAGGGATATCGAACCCGCCATCAATGCCGCCCCACGCCGCATCTGAGTTCATGCCCATGCAGCCCTCGATCAGATACTCACCGGTTCCCAGACGGGTTACAGTGCAGCCTTCCGACTCATCGTTTGCGTGGTAATCGCCATTAGCGAAAATCTTGATAACTGGTGATGCTGCTTTGAGCGTTCCGTCGCTGGCCTTTGTTGTGTTACCGGTTGAATAAAACTCTATCCAGGCATCAAAAATATTATTTTGAGTTGCCCTCATAAACATACGTTTGCCTGAGTTGGTCAAGGCCAGTTGTGTGCGGTACGCAGCGTTGCTACCCGGCATTTGTATCACACCAAAACCAACAGACAGACCACCTGGCGTTCCCCAGTTATCACCAGTTGAACCATAAAAACCTATTGGTCCAGCGCTTCCTATAGCTGTGTTAATACCTGTTAATGAACCAATCCCAAATGCTTTCCCTGTCATCATGACTCTGTCAGGAGCTGCATCTGTCATCGAAACTTGCTCATCCCTCGCAGCCGATGTTCCTAAACCAAGGTTTGTGCGCGCGTCAGCGGCATTCGTTGCCCCGGTCCCGCCCTGGTTGACAGGAACAGATCCGTTCGTTTTTGTGGCAACCGTATTAACCATGTACTGCCATGACGGACCGGTGAATGAAGAACCGTCCGGGAGCGTAACGGTTATATTTCCCGATGCACTGAATAACCGCTGCCAGTTCTGTTTGTCATAGTTCAGGCCGCGCAGGGCTTCTGCGCTTTGAGCCACCAGCGCAGCAGTAACAAGGTTCATCGCAACGCGCGGCACGGCATACCATGCAGCGCCGCCCTGCGTTGGTCCGGTATAGTTGCTGACCAGCGTCAGGGAGGTATTGCTGTTCACCGTTTTGATGGCGAGCGTATAAGGGATGCCGCCAACCGTCACAACAATAAAATCGCCGACGGCCAGCTCGGTGGTAAAGGCGGTACCGCTGCCTGTTACCGCGGCTGAATTATTTGTCAGAGTCAGTGTTCCTGCGGACATAGTTGCTCCTTTGAAGCAATAAAAAACCCCGCCGGAGCGAGGTTCAGTAAGTTAGAAGTCGTTAAACGTACATATCGGGAATGACCGGGAGTGAAATAGGCGTAACCCCGGCGTTCGCCAGCTGCCTGTCTGCCCAGCCGACATACACTCCCCTTCCGACCCTGAGGGTCCCGTTCTGCATGACCAGCCCATAGTGGTAGTGATAAATGCGACCGCCACCGAAGCTGGGGACCCTCAGCCCAAAACGGCCAACGGGCACATATCCTCCACCGGGAACGGTCTGCGCTGTGGTGGAAGGCACAAAATTAACGCCGAGATAAACGAACGGGCGCCGCGCAGTTGAGAACGTGCACTGGCCTGCGGCGTTATAGATATTAAATCCGGGATTCGCGGCCACCGGCGAAACGCCACCGGCGAAGATGACCACATCAACGGTGCCGCTCATGGGCTGGTCTTCCGTGTTTGATCCATCATTCAGAAACAGCAGCCGATTTCCGTCATAGTCCAGCGTGTAAGGGCTGTTCCACTTACAGCAAACCAGGTATTTGCTGCGATCAAATCCTGCAATGGTCGGAGTAACCCAGCCGGACGTACCGACAGTTACCCTGGCTTTATAGATGCAGTACCCGACCCTTGACGCCGTTGTGATCGCCGTAAAGTCAGTGCTGTTCTGAACGAGTAGGCCAACATTTGAGTTCTGGCTTACGGGCAGGATCTGCCACATCGTGCCGGAGAACGCCACGCGCTGCGGATTGGGAAATCCGGGGTTTGAATTGCCGCTCCAGTTCTGCGTGACGTTCGCGCCGGAGATAGTGACGCTGTCCAGCTTGAATATCCCCTCGTCGCTGATTACCGTCTGGGTCGGTATGAAAATGACATTCGAACCGGCCACGTAACCCTCAACTGTCGCAGTATTCACGTTACCGATATCCATTCAACAGCTTCCCAGTCGTGAGGAGTGCGTTGTACATCACCTACATGCTCACGCAGCAACTTAATAAACTGGCGGCTGAGATCCTTGAACTGGTTCATCTTGCCGATTTCACCGTAAGAGAGTTCGCGGTAGCCCTTTACGGTGCTTCCGTCCTGTGGTTTAGCTTCGCTCATGGAGTTCTCTTCTCGGTTGGTTTCTGGCAGTTCGCCTGCCACGCTTTGTTATGCGCCAGGATGTCTTTCTTCGTCTGGCGGTCCATAACGTCGATGTCGTGATCAGTCAGGTAGATCGGCTTTACCCAGTCACAGGCGGTATCAACCACCACCGGGACGCTTCCACGTGTCACGCAGCTCGCGATCAACATCGTCATCAGGCATGTGATTAACAGTCTGCTGGACATTACTGGCCTCTTTAGTGACTTCCGCTTTACGTTCTGCCGCCGCAACGGTCGCCGCTGCATTCTCTTCGGTGCGCTGCTGGTTGGCTTTAGCCTCTGCTTTACTGGTGCCGCGAATATGGCCCAGGCCGAAAGCGCCAGCGATGGCGGCAATGACTGCTGCAGCAATACCAAATAAAGTTTCAAACCCCATAGTGACCTCACACCAGGACAGATTTCGCCAGGTTAAACAGCGCGCGGCGTTTATCCAGCCCGTTACGTCCGCCATTGATAAGCAGCGTGACGCGCTCCACGTCGCCGGAATGGAGCAGGCATCCGTGCGAGACATAGAACCATGCAGCTGAGCGAGCAGCATATTCATCCTGTTCCAGCAATTCAGGCTGGGTTACAAGGTCCAACTTCAGCGCGTGGCCACAGTTGCGGTAATTGCTGAGCCCGGTGATTTGCTTCAGGCCGCGACCGCGATATTTCCAGCCATCACCAGAAACCTGGTTGCCCAGGTTCTTTTTGCCCCACTCACCGCCGTAAACCAGATTGGCAATCGCTTTCTGATTTGCCGGCTGTGTTGCCGTTCTGCCAAGCGCGGCGGCCTGCTGTGCAGTAATGCGATGCTTGCCGAACGTAGGTACCAGGTTTTCTGCCGCATAGTTCAGGTTTTCCACCAGCCGGGTGAAACCGCCGGACTCATGGCCCATCTGCGCGATAAACATGGCCTGATCGAGCGGCGCGGTTATGCCGAATTCCTTCATTGCAGCATCGATATAGTGAAACCAGCGCACGGCTAGACCGGCGCTTATACATGCCGCCTTTTCAAATTGTGTTTGGTTCATTAGTGCCTCAGATGATCTACCAGACGTGCCAGATTTCCCCGGGCCCTCATAACGGCGGCGCAGATAAGGAGGTTTGCCACCACCACCAGCCAGCTGGAGTCACGATAGAGACCGAAGATAAACTGCAACGGGATAACGGCATAAACCAGTACGGTTACATACGCCATGATAGAGATGAAAGGACGATGCCGGGCGCCATGTCGCTGGTAGAACATCAGAACGACAACAATTACCGCGCAGATAAATGCATTAAAGAATGCAGTCAGCTCACCTGCCATTTCCCCCTCCTCCGCGTAAACGCGAGAAAAAGCTGAACAGGCTGTTCAGATCCTGGTTATTAAGATAAGTTAGGATTTTGATACACAGGGCAGACAGAATCACTGCTCCGAGTGCATCCAACGGTTTTTCATATCGCGATGCGGCATTTAGCAGTGAGCCAACAAATCCAGCCCCAAGCACCCCAACGATAAACGACGTCAGAAAATACCCAGCCAGTCGTGCACGAGACAGGTTCGTTGCTGTTGCGACGTAGAACACCGCACCACCAAACGCCCCAAACACCACACCGAAATCTGTATGAGTAAAGACGCCGTACAGGACTGAACCCAGCAGGCCGCCGCCGAGAACTGCGCCGGTGCCGGTTAATGGATCGGACATTAAGCCCCCTCTTATTGCTGTTGATCCTCTCAGAAGGTTGAGGGGAAACAAAAAAGGCCACCCGAAGGTAGCCTGTAGTAATGATTGTGAAGGCTGGAGTCGAACCAGCTTCCATCGGTGCGCTGCCGATTGGGTTACGCGCGCCTTGTGGCTACTTATCCAGAATATTCACCGCAAAACTATTCCCTAGCTCGCCGCTGAGCTTCATCACAATGGGGATCGCTTTGCCGCGCCAGGGAAGTGTGCCTGGTCTCACCGGGATGTCGTCACATACTCAAAGCGATTTCCGTTGTGTAGAAACTAAATAGCCCCACTAATACAGGCAGGGCTTAATTTATTTTATTCGTGTAGGCGTTAACGACACATTTCAGCTTTAGCTTTCATGTAAGCCTCGTGAGCCAACTCCGCAGTTTGGAAACTACCGAGCTCTTTACGTTGCCCGTTGATGCGAATAGCGGAACGCCATACGCCGCGAGCTTTGCACCAGTTTGCTCCAATCAGCTTGGACTTCGCCCCTTTTCGAACTTTGTGTCTGTTCTGTTGATTAACAAACTGGGTAACGATACGTAAGTTGTCCCATCGGTTATCTTTGGGATTGCCATTGATATGATCGACACACTTATCAGCCGGCGGCAGCGCACCGTCCATATACAAAAAAGCCAACCGATGAGCGAAAATTAATTTCTTATCGATCATTATCTGGATATAGCCGTACGTATCTGCGTTCCCGGCTATTTTGCCAGGCGTAGACCGTGAGTTTGTTCGCTTGATCCAAACAAATAAACCAGTCAAAGGGTCGTACTTCAGAACCTCTTTCAGCCGTTCTTGGGTGATGCTCATGATATGCGTATGCCTTACTTTGAAATGAACCTTTGCCGCACAGGAAACCAGCCCGTCGAGGCTCGCCAGCGCTAACCGACTTCCTCAAAGGCTCATTTCAAATGGATTGGTTCGACGTGATGAATGCGCGGGCGGTGCGCAGGAAATACGGGTACAAAAAAACCCGCAACGTGGCGGGCTTTTAGAGGTTAATTATCTACAGGCGTTATACTCCATAATCAGAAGCATACAGGACAGTTTTATGCAAAGTCAACACTAACATGCAAAAAAGTGTCGCTATTTGCTCCGATCATATTAATAAGTTGTCGCCTTCTCAAATTCCACTGCTGCATGACGCTCCCCCTGGCGCAGAGTGTCCACCAGCATTTCATAGAAGGGTTTCCAGTTGCGTGACCATGAGGATTGATGGAGGTCCGGGAGACGCTTCAGAATGGCACGGTGTACCGTCGCCGAGGAGATAGCAGAGAAGCCATTGCCAGAGCAACGTTCACACGTTTTGAAAACCGGTGCGCCGCGGTCTTTGGTCGCTTTGCGGTCCAACACTTCGCCTTTACCGCCACACCTGCACCGTGCAAGGATCACTTTCTTTCCTTCGCATGTTCCGCAAATCCTTTTCACCAGTTCATTTTTAATCTTCGGGGCCACCACTGCAGCACCGTCGGCGTCGAAAATACCAGGATGTTTAACTACATCCTCATTCCCTGAGATAAACCCGGTACCGCTGCAACTGTGACATGTCACGCTGGTAGCTGCCGAACGGGAGTAATCAGCAAAGGCAAATTGTGCCAGCATCTGCATACACCATCCGAACTGCCCACCAGCTGCCTTGCGAACATTCTTCGGAGCGACATCCATCGCATATCGCGCCAGCGCCTGAACTGCGAGCTGTTCATCCGTTTTGCTGATTCCCGCTTTACCGAAGAACGCCGCCAGGCCGAAGCGCGCACGGCTGCTGGTGGTGCCAATCGCCGCCATTACGTCTGTTCCTGTAAGGCGGTCCGGAGAGGTTCCTTTCACGTCATCGCTGATATGCATTCCCTGAGGACTAAAATGTTTGAGTGATGCTTCCAGTTTCATGCGGCCACCTGCTGTTTTTTATAGAAAACCAGCTCACGAACCTGATCGCCATTCATGAGCATATTGTTGAAATCATCGTGATCCGGCCAGTACACGCTCACGCGCTGCAGGTCATTTTTAGCCACCAGATTTGCGTGAGCGCATTCGCAGGCAGCAGCTAAACCCGTAGCGCTTGTCTCGTCGCGGTCGGCAAAAATAATCAGATGCTTAACGCCTGCCGGGACCCGGAATTTCTTCATAAAATTGGCGGTCATAGTCGCCCACGTATTCACTTTGTAAATCTGGTGTGCAGACAGCGCAGTTTCGATACCTTCAGCGATGCCAAGTGTGCTGGCGACCGGGAACATACGGATAGCGACCGAACGAGCGTGATCAAGATAGTTATCTTCCTGCAGCGATTTCTGCCGCTTGGCGCTGGCCCCGATGTCAGCTTTCTTTGCACCATCCAATAACGTCTGATGGAGGTAACACAGTTCACCTTTATCGTCTGTTGCCAGTGAATAAATAGACTGGTACACCCGTCCGTTATGCCGTTGCTTGGGGTTGAGTCGCACGGCCTCAGCTGGAAGCTGATAAATACCGCGTGAATTCAGGTATTCAGCGCCGGATGTACCGCGCAGAGGAGACATTTTTGCAAAGTTGTTGAGTACCTTTCTCCGCAGCTTCGAAGCGTCGCTAGCCTCGGGAACTTTGTCACGTCTGAACGTATTGCCGATCAGTGCATCAATTTCGCGGCAAACCTCGTTGAATGGTTTTCCCTGGGTTTCGGTAACCAGCTTAAGTCCGTCACCGCTGCCGCAGGTGCAGATCCATGTTCCCGCGCCGTCGCGGTTATCGATGCGGAACTTTCCAATCGAATCACACAGCGGGCACTTCCCCTTAAAGTGATTTTTACCGGTGATCGGCGGCAGGCCGTAATGCTCAAAAATCATGGCCCAATGGCCTTTTGCTGCTTCTACCGTTTTCATGCTCGTTTTCCTAACTGCTGTCTGATATCACTGACGCGATTAAGCGCCTGCTGAATTCTTTCCTGGGTAGGCTGCTCTTCTGCCTGTGCCTGCTGGCGCTGCTGAGCTTCGATTCGTTTAGCGAAGCTGATCCGCTTGTGCTTAATGAAATTTGAGACTGTCGGAGTGATGTCCATCGGGTAATCGCTCAGGCCGTTCGGCCATACCCCAAAACGTTCGCGGAAGGTGTGAGAACACCAGGCATCGCTGACAGGCTTTTTCCCCAGCGATACGCGCTGGCGTTGATAGAATTTGATCTGACTCCACCAGGCTTGTTTCTCTTCCTTCGTCGGCTGGCGCTGCTCGCCCCCAATTTTTTTGAGTTTTCGCCCGGTGTCGGTATCAATGTCCTCCCCGGCCAGCGGCTTGTGGCCACATTTAGGGCAGACATAGACGCCTGCAGGCTTCATGAAGTGGCATTGTGAGCATTCGTGAGGCAGCTTTTCTGCTCGTTCCTCAACTGGGCGGCGCGCGCCCTCCTCCATCCCGTCTGATTTACCCGGAAGATCGTCATATTCGATAGAGTCCGGATAACCCAGGCGGTGCACGGTTCCGCTGTGATCGAAGATGAGGCAGGACTCTTTACCCGGAGCGGTGCGCAAGCCACGCCCGAGCGCCTGCAGCCAGCGAATTTCGCTCTTAGTTGGCCTGGCGTAGATGATGCAGCGAACATCGCTGTCGAACCCGGCAACCAGCACCCCTACACTGACGATGATTTTTGTGGCGCCAGTTTCGAAGCGGTGAATGATGGTTTGGCGTTCTTCCGCAGGCGTATCTGCAGTCATAACCTCTGCATTTACGCCAGCCTGGTTAAACTGAATAGTCAGAAAATTAGCGTGGTCTACGTTGACGCAGAACGCGATTGTCGGCAGGTCCCGGCCGTTCTCCAGCCAGTTTTGGACGATATCGCCCACCAGCGTTGAACCGCACATGATCTCCGCCAGCTGCGCCTCGTTGTAGTCGGTACCGTACTGCAGGGACGGAGAGGTTTTAACCCCTTTCAGATCCGGCTTTGTGGGCGCGTAAAATTCGTATTTGCTCAGGTCGCCGCGCTGGATCAGCTCGCCGATGGTGGTTGGCTTAATCAGTCGGTCATAGTATTTGCCCAGGAACGGGGAAAACGGTGTACCCGACAGTCCGATCACTTTCACGCCTTTTTCGCGCAGGCGTTCAATATCCTGCAGGATGCGTTTTTTTCTCAGGTGAGCTTCGTCGATAATCAGCAGATCGATATTGTCAGGAAACACGCGACGAATAAGCGTATCGGCGCTGGCGATTTGTATTTTGAGGGTAGGATCGTAGTTTGGGTGATCCGCCCAGACATAGCCGATTTCATCACCCGGCAACCCATACTCCACAAAACGGTTTGCGGTTTGGGTTATGAGGATCTGGTAAGGCGCGCAAAACATTACCCGCATGCCACGACTGACGAACCCGGCAACGATGAAGGCGGCCAGTCCTGTTTTACCGCTGCCCGTCGGCGAGTACACCATGAAGGTTTCTGTATCCTTCCAGTTACGGCGCAGCTGGTTAAGTGCTCGTTCCTGTGCAAAATTCGGTGTGATCGTCAGCTGCATTGTGCGGACCCCGCGGTGATGAGATAATAATTCTGTGATGTGGTTTTCATGGATTCCCCCTCACATGGCTGGTGGCCTCCCCAAAGGCTGCCAGCCTCCCTTCTGATTCAGCTCCCCTGAAAAATCACTCTTCCAGAAAGAACCCTTTTTGTTTCTCAGCGCCTGAGCGCCTTGTACTTGTTTGCTGATACAGGCGTTTTTTAATTGCGCCCTTAAGACAGTGATCTACTTAACCAATGGATCTCTCCTGTTGGAAAAGACCCTATTCCTACCCCTACACCCAATCCCCCCTTACCCCCCTTTCCCTCTTCCCCATAAAAACGTACTACTTACCTAGTACATACGGGGAATTGAGTTAGTGAGTTGCCAACCTGAACAGGCACCTTTAAGCCTGCTTTTGTCCGGGTACCTTTAAACCCGCAACAATCAGGAACGCGGTGGCGTTCCGGCCAGGGGAGGTTCGGCGGTATACCCCTGTAAAGCCCTGCCGTGATTTCTCACAAACAGGCGAAGCCGCATATTTGCTTCATGCCTTGCCCGGTTCTCCTTGCGGTATGAAACGGGCTCGGCTTCGAACGATTCTTGATACACAGCTGCATAACGCTGAATGGCTTTTTGTCGTGCTGCTGGCGTCAGGCTCAGTAACTGCTGCTTGATCCATTCTTCATCTGCAGATGCGTAAACAGATGGGAGCAGACCGTGATCAGGCCTCATCCCGTGCAACATCATCTGAAAATACCTCGTCCAAACTTGTATCCAGGCCAAGCTGTTTAAACGCGCTGACGATCCGTTTTCCTACTGCAACATCAGGAATCCTTCTTCCTGTTTCGTAGTGGCTAACGGCCCCCTGAGAGCTATCAATCAGCGCGGCCAGCTCTCCCTGAGTTACCTTTGCTTTGCGTCTAAGGCTCTTGATTCCACTCATTCGATTAGTCTCGCATAAATAATACATAACGTACTATACACACTTACGAGAATAATACAAAATGGAAGTTGCTCACTAAATACGGAATGTAATAATCATGGCTATGAAACAGAGATGGCAGGACCTGGCCAAAACCAGGATGAAAGAAGTCGGCATGACTCAAGAACAGCTGGCAGAGGCGCTCGGCATAACGCAGGGCGGGCTAGGTCATTGGTTAAATGCCAGACGTGAACCGAACCTAGAGGTTATAGCGAAGATTTTTAACATATTGAAAATGCCCGGCTTCGTAGTAAACGCTGACGGCACGGTCAGTGACTCAAGAGCCGATCACAATGTAAGTTTTAATAGCATTAACGAATCCAAAGGAAGTTACCCAGTTATAAGCTGGGTTAGCGCTGGAGACTGGATGGAAGCAGTAGAACCGTATCACCGTAGAGCGATAGATCGCTGGTATGACACCACCGTTGAATGTTCTGAGGATTCTTTCTGGTTAGATGTCAGAGGCGATTCCATGACATCACCAGCAGGGCTGAGCATACCGGAAGGGATGGTGATACTTGTCGATCCCCAAGTGGAAGCAATCAACGGAAAACTAGTTGTAGCGAAACTTGACGGTGACAATGAAGCTACATTCAAAAAGCTTGTTATCGATGCCGGTCAAAGATTTCTCAAACCCCTGAATCCCCAATACCCAATAATCCCAATCAATGGCAACTGCCGTATTATAGGTGTTGTGGTCGACGCAAAAATCACCAATCTCCCGTAAATTGGCCGCGAAAGCGGCTTTTTTTTTTGCCTCCAACACCCTCCTTCCAACTAAAAAACCTTGAAAAACAAAACGATGTAAAATAATACACTCAAATACTCCATTTTGTATTGATCTTATTTAATACGTTATGTATTGTTTATGCATTGGCGGATTAATGGAGTGCAAAAAATGAGTACAGAGAAATTTTTTCAACTTGTAGATATACCCGATTACCGTTTCTCTTCTGATAAAGAGAAATGTCAAAACATTGATTTCGACAAAATTGCTACTGACTGTGATACGAAAACAATCTCTATTTTAGAAGCCATTAATCATATAGGGATTAGCATAATGAGTGAGGTTGAAGAAAAGAGCTTGGATAAAAACAAAATAATAATGCTTTCTGGTGTGATTTCAGACCTCGCAGAATTAGCAATGGCTACCAATAAAATTGCTAACTCAGCAACATATTCCTCCGGTTATAAGGATGCAAAAAATGTCTGATATCACTTTGCAAAAAGCGGCATCAAAGGCTTACCAGGCTGAGATTGTTGCGAGGATGCTTGAGAACTACCCTCATAAACTGACAGACTCAGATGTGGAATCCGTCGCATCACTTTTGGCGGATCTCATTGGACCGGTTGCGGCTTATCTTATTGAGCAAGAGTCGAAAAACCCGGCTTAAAAATTAATTAGTCATTTTAATTACAGGAATAATCCTGGGGATTCCTGCAATCAAATTAAGGGTAACCATGATTAATCGGCAAGCATTTAAAACAGCTCAGTTATTTGTCTCATTCGGTTATTGGTCTATAGCCATGCTTTATTTAAAAAAGGCTTACGGTAAATAAAATGAATAATTTAATTAATACTTATCGACGCAGAATTTTAAAGGCAGCGTTATTACGCCACCAGCGTAAAACGGGCAGTAACTGCCTTGTTATTAAGCTCAATAAAGGCGGTATTAACACGGTCGAGTTAACAGAGATTCTTCTCGATGGATTATTACGAAAATTCGAAAGGCTCGCGATCAGTGAGTACGGGAATGTCGAAGGCGTAATAGCTATCAAGGGAATTTACAGCAGCGCTGTGGATGTTAATGGCAGCGGTGAATTCCTCACAGATAGCGGAAAGGAATTAATCGACGAACTCATTTCTGAGCTGGTTGAGTTCGTCAAAAAACAAAAAGTGGAGGCTCCGAAAACGGAGGGTAATGAAATGGGGGGATCTGGTGGCACTGACAGCGATACGAATTCCTGAGTCAGATTATCTCAACGAGTGCTTTTATTACGAACAAAAAACTGGAGAGTTGTTTTGGAAATATCGTCCATTAAAACACTTTTCATCATCAAGTATGCAAAAACAGTTAAATACAAGGTTTGCAGGAAAACCTGCTGGAGCTTTTATTAAAACCAAAACAGGAGCTTATCGTATCGTGCGGTTAGATGGCGTCATTTACTATTCCCATCGTCTGATATTTAAAATGGTTAATGGTGTTGAACCCGAAGTAGTCGATCACATTGATGGGAACACCACTAATAACAGAATAGAAAACCTGCGTTCATGTACAAACCAAGACAATAGTAAGAATGCGCGTTTATCTAAAACCAACACGTCCGGCCATACAGGGGTGAGCTGGTCACATCAAAAGAAAAAATGGTGGGCAAATATTGTCATAAACGCGAAGCAAATATATCTGGGCTCTTTCACGGATTTCAATAAAGCAGTCGAGGCAAGACGAAACGCAGAAATTAAATATGGATTTCATGATAACCACGGAAAAAACAGAACACGATTCACGGGAGAAACCGGAAATGAACGATAAGCGCACCGTAAGCATGATTGACCTGGCATTACAGAAACACGATACGCCAGTTGGCCCACTGTTCGTGGCAGTACGCCACGGTCGTATCAAAAAATGCTTCACGCGAGATACGGCGATCCGCTATCTGGCTTTCTTCATGACCACCGAGGCTTTTGAGCGTTCAGGTTTTGCGCAGCGTCACCCGCGGGTGCGTATTGATCGCGATGACAGGGAAGTATGGCGAGACGGGGAAACAAAGGCTGAGTATCTGGCCGCCCACCAGCGTTGTGTTCGCCGTCTGCGTCGCATCCTGGCGCGCAAGCGAGAAATGGAGAAATGGTGTGAGAAATGGGACGCGATGCATGACCGATTCGTTAAAGAGGTTGATGCACTGCAGGCCATCAAACCAGCAGGGGTGAAATGATGAAGCCCTTCACTTTCAGCATCATTGTTTCCCTGCTACTGGCGGCCACCGTTATCGGCGCACTGATTGAATATAAATTTTTGGTGAGGTAGCGAGGCGCTCCATGAATAAGCCAGTTTCAGAAATTATTAAGCGTTGGACCCGTCTGGCAACGGAGGCCAAGCAGCTGGGGCTCACCACCATCCCTGTCGACCCGGAAAACATGCTGATGGTCGTGGGAGATCTGCCAGCCAGTGAAGACTATCAGGCTGCAATCGATTTTTTGCGCAAGAGAGCGGCCAGCGAACTTGATGGCGGTTTTAGAGCGCACCACAACGCACTTATCTATGCGGCAAATGAACTGGAAAATGCCCAGGCATTCGGGCGGGAGGTCGGTCATGAGTCTTGATTGCGTACCACTTTCAACCTACTGCCGGGACGCCGGAGAAACGGTTGAAGCCGTTAACAAACGGATACAAAGGGGGTTATGGAAAGAGGGTGTCCATGTATTAAAAGTCGATGGCGTTAAAGAACGCTGGATAGACTTAACGGAGGTTTCAAAGTGGGCAAGAAAGAACAAGGATCATTATCTCTCCCAAGAGGAGTAACCATTCGCCAGCATAAAACTGGCGACACCCTGGTGATCACATTCACCTACAAGGGGGTTCTCTGCCGGGAGCCCCTTTCCAGAATGGAAGCAAACGCGCGCGGCGTGAAGTATGCCGAGCGCCTGCTGGGGGAGATACAGAATCAGATCGCCGGCGGCACATTCGATTATGCGAAATACTTCCCCACCTCCAAAAAACTGGAGCTGTTCGGGGTAGTGAAGAAAACCAAAAATATTAAGTCCTACCTGGACGAGTATCTGAAAATCTGCCAGAACCGCAACCTTTCGCCGTCCACTATTGGCGGTTATGAAAAGTGCCTGTCTGCGCTATCTGCGCTGCACAAAATGCATGTATCGGAACTGACCCCTGCGGTCCTCAAAAACTGGATCGCCAGCAGAAAAACAAAGCTGAAAACAATCAGGAATAACCTCTCGTTTCTGCGCAGCGCCATAGATGAAGCGGTGACAGACGGCCTGCTGACTATCAACCCGGTAACCCTTGTCAGCGCGAGTCGGTACCACGTGATCGACAGCAGCCCGAATAGTGACGATTACGAAGTTGATCCGTTCACACCAGCGGAAATCAGCGCTATTTACCAGAGCTGCAGATACCAAGAGTGGGAAAACCTGTTCCGTTTCGCATTCAATACGGGTTTACGCAGCTCTGAGCTGTGTGCGTTGCGCTGGCCGGATCTCGACAATATCGCTAAAACAGCTCACGTTCAGGCGGCAAGTGTTGTTGGCGTTCTGAAAGGTACCAAAACAAAAGCCGGTACCCGTAAAGTAGAATTAAACAGCGAGGCGCTGGCCGCGCTGCAGGCGCAGAAACAATTCACTTTCATGAAAAGCGAGTTTATTTTCAGCGATCCCAAAACGGGTCAGCCCTGGGCGAACGCCGACGCGATACGAAAAAAAGCATGGGTGCCAACCCTCAAAAAAGCTGGCGTTCGATACCGTAACCCGTACCAGACCCGCCACACATTCGCCACCAGACACATTAGCCAGGGCATTAACCTTTTCTGGCTTGCCGGGCAGATGGGGCATAAAGGGCCGGAAATGCTGTTCCGCAATTACGGTAAATACCTGGCTGAATACGACGGGAAAACCGCCATTTCAGCAGCTCTGTAGCGTGGTGAGTATTTCAAAATGTTGGACGGAATCAGGACGTTAGAGGGACCACGATATGCACGTAAAATGCACTTGAGGCCTTTCAAAAAAGACAAAACATTAATATTCAATAGGTTAAGCATTATTCGGACACGGGTTCAACTCCCGCCAGCGCTGGAACCAGCCTTGCGGGCTTTTTTGTGTCTGTAATTTGTCCCGCAAAGTCTAATTTGAACTTGTAAGCATCCCAGCTTCAGTTCTATGCACTTTTTGAGTGTTCCGGTTTTTCAGCCATCAGCCGGTACTCTTCCGGCGTCAGGCTATTCAGGGATTCATGAAGCCGCTCGTTGTTATATTCCATCAGCCAGCGCTCGGTAATCTCCCGCGCTTCATTCAGTGTTCTGAACAGGTAAAAATCCAGGATTTCTGTCCGGTATGTCCGGTTGAACCGTTCGATAAAAGCATTTGGTGTAGGCTTACCCGGCTTTATAAATTCGAGCTGCACGCCATGCTCTTCGGCCCATTGTGCCAGCACCATCGAGACCAGTTCTGGCCCGTTGTCCATCCGCATTTTCAGCGGATAGCCACGGTTTGCCACGATCGTGTCCAGCACCCGGATGACTCGCAGAGCCGGGATATTCAGGTCGATTTCTATCGCCAGTGCTTCACGGTTAAAATCATCCACCACATTAAAGGTCCGGAAGCGTCTGCCGCAGACCAACGCGTCGTGCATAAAATCGATGGACCAGCTCTGGTTTAACGCTTGCGGTGTCGCCAGTGGTGCTGGATTACGCACAGGCAGCCGCTGTTTTCCATGCGGCGAAAATTCAGTTTCAGCAGGCAGTAAATCCGGTGAACACGTTTATGGTTCAGGTATTACCCTGCCTGCGCAGCAGCTGGAACAGTTTCTTAAAATCGTAACGCGGATAGCGTTCTGCCAGCTCAGACAGCGCATGGATAACCGGTTCATCACGCCGGGTATCAGGCTGATAAAAATACACCGTCCTGCTCAGCGATAACGTCCTGCAGGACTGGCGTAAACTCATGGCAAATTGTTCCGTCAGATAGCTGACGAGTTCACGCTTTATCGCTGGTTTTAAAGCTTTTTTTCGATAACGTCTTTGAGTGCCCGGCACTCAAGATTCAGGTCGGCAAACATCTGTTTCAAACGTCGATTCTC